TCTTCCATGTTTTCTGCAACGCCGATACCGAAGAATCCGTAGGGATTAAGCTCAAATGGTACTGCAGAATAAGGAATACGAGTAGGAGTGAACGGGTTCATCACTAATCGCAGGATCTGTCCATTACAAATCCAAGCATTTACGTGTATTTCGTCACGATCACTTAGTTCATCCGGTATATCTAGGTCTGCTGCTTCCGCCGTTTCGCTATCAACAACACCCCAGTATTCTAGTACCTCAAAACGCTCAATATCTGATTGTGTTTGGTTGTCTTCTAGGATTTCTTCCCAATATTGCTGGGTATAGTCTGCGCCAAACTCAATCGCCAGTTCAATGCTTTCCTCACGGAAGAATGGGCGATTTTTAAGCGCACGTATTTGTGTACGGCTCATTCGGTGGCGTTGAACCACATACTCAGCATCATGCATGCTACGTGCATCAGGATCTGGGTACATATTCCAAATAGAAACAGATTCTACCTTTGGGATAGTCTTAAATGTAGGATCATACTCGCCTTTGTCGTTCCAGCGAGGGTATTCTTTGTCTGCTGCAAACGGACCCTTTAGAATACCTGTACCAAACAGAGAACACTCAAATGCCACGGAGCGTAAGTGCTTGTCGGCGTCAGATTCCTCGAGCTGATCATGTATCATGCCTTCCATAAGTCGTGCAGACTTCTTGGCAGGTTCAAATGTAGCGGACGTAGGTGTAGCACCCGGCCCATCTTGCAAAGAATCCTTAACTGGATCTAGCCTGTCTTTATATGGACCTGCCTGTTCCAATAACTCGGGGCGAGGACTAATAGGACGCAGAGGTGATTTGCCATCAGGACCAGTTTGTGTCTGTGCCTCAAAATGCATAGACTTAGCGGCACCTTCAGGATACCGAGATGCCTCAATACCAATAGGAAACTTGCTGCCAGCAAAGAGTACGTCCGTAACCTGTGCATATGCAGCCAAAACCTTGGTCTTTGTAATCTTAATAAATGCTTTGGACTTCTCTGTGTCCGTAAATTGTACTTCTGGGCCATATATACCACGGTAATTGCGGTAGGCCATTAGCCATCGATCTTCGTCGGATTCACGTCTTGTTTTAGAACGCTCGTAGCGTTCCCGGACATGGGCAACCAGACCAGAAAACTCGATGTTTTCTTCTTCTACGTTACCATCTTCTTCCAGAGCCACAACATTAGTATTTTCTGTAGGTGTATCTGGTGAGATATCTTCCGGTCTAGTCATTAAAGCCATATTAGTATCCAAATACTGAGTCAGAGGGTTGCCATCTGTTTATGGGTTTGTCTCCAAAATCAAATGGTGAGAATGCTTTAGGACGGGACATGATGCCGTAGCGTATCGAGTCGTAAGCGTGGTCAGAGGCATATCTAGGATCGATATCGTCTGTACCTTTGGGGTCTGTAGGAATGACAGGTAGATCTGCAATGATCTGTCGGCAGTTGTTGAAAAATACTATGCCCGGTAGTTCTGTCTCTTCATCTACTTTTAGTAATTCATGTAATCTGTTCTTGCCAGCTACCCTAGCCCCTGCAGATCGATCAGATGGACGCCATCGACATCCTTCGGAAATCATTTCTTCTGCAATACTAGGACCAATTTGCCCTCGGTTATGCCAGCATGAACTGTCTAGGATTCCGTACTGTATGTTATCGCCTTCTTCAGCACTTAGTACGGCTTTAGCTAAATCCCTACCAGTGTGCTTACTAAGGTACAGTTCACGGTAAACATAAAGTGTTTCGTAGCTGGGGTCAATAGCAAACCAGTGTACCGCACTATAAGAACTGTAACCGAAGTCTGCGGACCTAAATCTGCGCCACTCGTGTGGTATCTCAAACGGTTCGCATACATGAGTTAGTTGTCTAAACTCGCTGAACGCAGCCCCGTCAGCCATCGCCCAATCGCCATCTAGTAATTGCCGCCTTTGCATTTCAGGCAGAGATAACAAGTTGGCTTCGTATGTACCTTCTTTGTATAGGTACGGGTTATCTTTAAGTGTTGCAGGAATAAACCTACGTTGAAATAAGGGCTGCCCTGCCTTTTCATGGCTATCCGGGTATCTTAGAACTTCACCCGATTCAATATCAGTAGCATTAAAAGCACTACCAGCGGGTGCAGGATCTACGAAGGCCTTTTTAACCCATTGATGGCCGGGGCCTCCCGGGTTGCTTGTCGCCCGAAGAAATACAGGCAGGTCAGGATTAGTTGTACGAAGTCGTGATCGAAGATATTGCCACGAAAATGGGGTGGCGTATTGTGTGAGTTCGTCCACTCCGATGTAACTAAATGCCTGACCCTGATATCGTAGAACGTCTTCATCACGTTCCAGATATGTCATCCATAACTTAGCTCCACTTGGGAACGTCCATTGGCTTTTCTTCTCCGCCCATTTCGCTCCCGGGTACGCTTTCGGATACAGCTCTTGGCTCTTCCATACCAATTCACGGAGTTCGTCATTCGTCCTTCTAAGGATGAGTCCGTTGAAATCAGGTACTGAAAAATATCGTAAGGGATCTGCGAGGAGTCCGTATGACTTACCGCCTCCTGCTGCCCCGCCGTAGAGCACTTCTCTTTCCGGTGCCGCCAAAAACTCTGTCTGTGGTCCGGGGTTTGGTTTGAATATGACTTCACGTTCTTGAGGTGTGGCCTCAAAGTCTAATCCTTCACTGACGCCTTGGTAGGGTTGCATCAAGCCCTCTTCAGGCTTTTGTTTCTCCTTTAGCTTATTCTCAGCCATAGTTCTCATACGCTTGGCGTCTGAAATTCTACGTTTAAGTTTAGCTTCAGCTTTATCTGATGCAGTCTTAGGCTTACGTTTCCGGTTCTGTTTGTTCAGATCCTTCTGACGCTTGCTATCCCCACCTTTATGCACCCGCCATAAATTGCTGATGCCCTGATGAGAAATCCGTACCCCTGTCTGTTCAGAAACCCAGTGTGCAGTTTCTCGTAGGGAGTGTCCGTTTTCAAGGTAAACAAAGGCCTGTTCTACTACCTCTACCTGTTCTTGGTCAGGGAGTAATACTAGAGGATCATCTTCGCTTGCCTTATAGGCGTAAGGTATCTTTGCGGTAGGATTGTGCCTACTCTTCTGTTCCCATTTCATCTATATCGGTCTTCTTTGGGGGCAAGATGAACAGTCCGTTCTCCGGTCCTGTTACCTCGACTTGCTCTTTCTTAACCAGACCAGTGCGGTCTAGAATTTCACGAGCTGCTGCAACTGAGTTCCGTGCGCCCATAGCACTCGGATCGTCTAACACTCCCACAATACCAAAGGCTGCTTTTGGCGCATTCATCGCCAGAACCATAGATGCCTTCTCAGTAATCTGTTCTTTAAGTGGACCTACGACTTCTGCAATCTTTGTAGTGTCCGAATATCCAGCCATACGCATGGCTTCCCTGATGTTCCCTTTGGCATCTGTAATCAATGCATCTAGGAATATCTCCTGCTTCTCTGTCAGTTTCTTTTCTTTAACTAATGGTGTCATCCTATCGTCCTCATATAAACGAAACAGGCTCCTATTGTTGCTGTGAACACTATCCACCAGATTCGCTCGAAGAATTGGAGTTTGTGACCTCGTGTAGCAGTCAGCTCATCCAGCTTCTGAATACGATCCCACATCGCCTTTTGCTGATCATCAATATTGTCCATACGCTTAAAAACGGTAATCATTCTCTCCTCCATTCGGGCGAGTGTCACGACTGCATTTGAAAGTGCGTCCAATTTGTCCTCAATTCGTGTGAGGCGATCTTCGCTCATGATTTCTTCCTCTTAGGTTTCCAATTTACCTTCTTGGAAGAAGTCTTTTTCTTGGTAGCAGCTTTACCTGCCTTAGATTTGCATTGAGCCATCGTAGGTCTACACGCCGGGTATGAACCACCACTCTTCTTAGACTTACGACCACAAGGGCCACCTGTCTTACAGTTGACCCAACCTTTACCGCCATTCTGGCTAAACCATTTCTTCAGGCCGCCGCTGGATTTACTTTTTTTTGCTGCCACTTTTCTTACCGCCTATCTTATAGTTCTTTGCACCGACTTTGCGGCACTTAACCATGTGACCACTACGGTAAGCTGAGTTTTGTGGCATCGCTCGTGCTACCTTCTTGTAGCAAGCGTCCTTTTTGGTTTTCTTCTTAGCAGCCATTACTTTCTCCTCGACTTCTTACCGGAACATTTCCATTTCTTCCGAGATAGACGTAATGGACTATTAGGATCTTTAGCTGCCTTGGGATGCTTCTTCATCTGACCCGCAGATCGAGCACAGTAGGAGTCACCCTTTTTAGTACCCGGAGATATCTTGTATCCCTTGGCACCATATTTCACGGTCTTCTTGCGTCCTGTCTTAGGATTCTTAACCGTCTTGGAAAATTTCTTATCGCCTTTAGCCAT